CCTGGGGTGAGGGTGAGCTGGCGGGCGTTGACGGGCCGAGGGATTGGCAGCGCGACGTGATGCAGGACATCGCTGGCCACCTGCAGAACCCGGAGACGCGCTACCAGCCGTTGATGATCGCGGTGGCGTCAGGTCACGGCATTGGCAAGTCGGCCGAGATCGGCATGATCCTGCACTGGGCCATGTCGACGTGCGAGGACTGCAAAGTGGTGTTCACGGCGAACACTGACAACCAGCTCCGCACGAAGACGGCGCCCGAGATTGGCAAGTGGTTCCGTCTGTCGATCAACTCGCACTGGTTCACCACGACGGCAACAGCCGTTGCTGCTAACGATCCTGGGCACGAGAAGTCATGGCGCGCTGATGCCGTGCCATGGTCTGAGCACAACACGGAGGCGTTTGCCGGCCTGCACAACAAGGGCAAGCGCATCGTCCTGATCTTCGACGAAGCATCGAACATCGCCGACAAGGTGTGGGAGGTTGCTGAAGGTGCGCTGACGGACGAAGACACAGAGATCATCTGGATCGCGTTCGGCAACCCCACGCGGAATACAGGGCGTTTCCGCGAATGCTTCACCCGGTACAAGCACCGCTGGGTTACACGCCAGATCGACAGCCGAACGGTTGACGGCACCAACAAGGCACAGATTGCCAAGTGGGCGGCCGACTACGGCGAAGACAGCGACTTCTTCCGCGTCCGCGTCCTGGGTCGTTTCCCCAAGGCATCCGAACTGCAGCTGATCCCGTCTGACTGGGTAGCCGCTGCCATGCACCGAGAGGGCGTGTATGGCATGGATGATGCCCTGGTGTGCGGCATCGACATTGCGCGCGGCGGCGAAGACAACAACGTGATCCGCTTCCGGCGTGGCATGGACGCCAAGAGCATCAAGCCTATCCGCATCCCCGGCAGCGAAACGCGCGACACCACGCTGTTCATTGCCAGGGTTTGCACGGCGGTGCAGGAGCACAGCCCGGACGCGGTATTCGTCGATTCGACGGGCGTCGGTGGCCCGGTCGCCGACCAGCTGCGCCGGCTGATGCCAGGCGTGCCGATTATCGACGTGAACTTCGCCAGCGCGGCTCCTGACATTCACTACGCGAACATGCGCACCTACATCTGGTGGCGCCTTCGCGAGGCATTGCGCGCCGGCCTGGCCATCGATGACGACGCCACGCTGGAAGCCGAGCTGACCAGCCCCGAGTACAGCCACAACCAGCGCGACCAGATCGCCCTGGAGAAGAAGGCCGACATCAAGAAACGCCTGGGCATCAGCCCGGACGATGCCGACGCATTGGCCCTGACGTTCACATTCCCGGTTCAGCGCAACCGGAACACCGGCGACCGTGGCACTGGCCTGGTTTCTGACTACGACCCCTATTCGGAGAAATGAGCATGTGCGGCTCCAAGATCGGCAAGATCATCAACAAGGTGACCAGCTTCCACGACAAGATCGACCCTATTGGTAAAGCCGTGCGCGATCCTGTCGAAGATGCCCTTGGCGTGCCGCGTAGTTCTCAACTGGGATCGTCTCTCTTTCCAGACCCCGAGGATGCCGCATCTGCCGTTGGAACAACCCAGCCGGCAACCGAGGCACCGGCCACCACCAGCAGCGATTCGGTACAGGCCGCACTCGACGCTGAACGCCGTCGTCGTCGTGCCGCAGCGGGCCAGAGCAGCACCATTCTGACCGGCTCGACTGGCGTGAGTGGTACCGCCAGCACCAGTCAGAAAACACTGCTTGGGGTCTGACATGGCAACTCTTCGCGAGCAGCTGGACAAGCGCCTAGCGCGCCTGAAGAACGAGCGCGACAAGTCGTGGATGCCGCTGTGGCGCGATCTATCCCAGTACATCGAGCCGCTGGCCGGCCGCTACTGGAACGAGGAAGTGAACGAAGGCCGGCGCCGTGACGGGAAGATCATCAACCCGACCGCGTCGTTCGCGGCTCGCACCCTGGCCGCCGGCATGCATAGCGGCATGACCAGCCCGGCTTCGCCCTGGTTCAAGTTGGGAACGCCAGACCAGGCGCTGATGGAGTTCGCCCCGGTCAAGACCTGGTTGTACGCCGCCGAAAACGCCATACGCGAAGTAATGTCCCGTTCGAACCTCTACAACGTGCTGCCGAAGGTCTACCACGAAGAGGGCGTTTTCGGGTCTGGCGCCATGGCGGCGCTGCCGGACGAGCGTGATGTAGTGCGCTTCTACCCGTTCACCATCGGCAGCTACATGCTGGCCACCAGCAACCGCCAGCAGGTCGACACGCTGTACCGCGAATTCAAGATGACCGCCCGCCAGATGGAACAGCAGTTCGGGCGCTCCGGTATGAGCGCGACAGCAGTCGGCTTGCTGACCAGCAACCCAGAGGCCTGGGTCGATGTGTGCCACGCCGTCGAACCGCGGGACAACCGCAACACCCAGATGCGCGATGCCGCGAACATGCCTTACCGCTCGGTCTACTGGGAGAAAGGCCAGGATCGTGACGACGTTCTGCGCGAGTCTGGCTTTCGTGATTTCCCTGTCATGGCGCCGCGCTGGGACGTGCTGGGCGAAAACGTCTACGGCTCTGGCCCTGGCACTATCTGCCTGGGCGGGGTGAAGGCTCTGCAACTGATGGAGCGCCGCAAAGCAGAGCTGCTGGAGAAGGGCGTGCGTCCGCCTATGGGGGCGCCTGTCGAACTCAGGGGGATGCGTGCGTCTATCCTGCCGGGCGACATCACCTACATGCCGGCATCGCAGCTTGGCGCCAAGTTCGAACCGCTGTATCAGGTCGATCCGACCTGGCTTGGCCAGCTGCGCGGCGAGATTGCCGCCGAAGAACAGCACATCGAAACGGCATTCTTCAGCGACCTGTTCCTGATGATCAGCCAGATGGACAGCGTGCGCACCGCCTATGAGATCGCCACGCGCAAGGAAGAGAAGATGTTGATGCTGGGCCCAGTGCTCGAGCGTCAGAACGACGATCTTCTGGATCCGCTGATCGACCAGGTGTTCCGGATCATGGTTGAACAGTCCGCCCCGCGTTGGGCTGGCCTTCTGCCGGGTGCGCCGCTGTTGCCACCACCACCGCAGGAACTGGCCGGCCTCGATCTGCGCGTCGAATACACCAGCATCCTGGCTCAGGCGCAGAAGACGCTGGAAGTCGCCAGTATTGAGCGTGCCATCGGCTTCTCGGGCACCGTGGCCGCCACTATGCAAAGCGGTGAACCGCTTGACTTGCTTGATCCCGATGCAGCTATGCGCGAGTACTTCCAGGCCATCGGCGTTCCACCGACGCTGATCCGCGCAGAGGATCAGGTGGCCGCCATCCGCGAGCAGCGCGCCCAGGCCGAGCAGCAAGCCGCTATCCAACAGCAACTTGGCAGCGCCGTTGAGGGCGCCAAGCTGCTATCGGAGACCGACACAGGCGGCAATAACGCCCTGACGCAACTGATGGGAGCCACGCAATGAATGCCGGCGACCATGCAGCTCAGAAGAAAGCCCGCCAGCGCGAGGCCAGGGAGCGCGAGCAGAACGACAACGACTTCCGCTGGTTGATGAACGACCCGCGCGGCCGGCGCTTTCTGTGGCGAATGATCGGCCGATGCCGGGTGTTCCAGCTCTCCTACGACGCCCACGGCGGCAGGATGAATTTCAACGAAGGCCAACGCGAAGTTGGCCTTTTTCTTTTGGGGCAGATCAACGAGCTGACGCCGGAGCTGTACGCGGTGATGGCCGGCGAGAACGCCCCGCAACCCCAAGAGGAACCGAATCATGACTGACGAAACCACTGGCGCCGCTCAGGAAACCACCGCCGCGGCGGCCACGGATCAACAGTCGGATACCTCGATCTTGACTGGCGGCGAACAGACCACTGAAACCCCGCAGGCCCCTGGCGATGGCCAGAAGCAAGAAGGGCAACAGCAGGAAGGCGCCGACAAGACGAAAGAGGGGGGCGAGCAGTACGCCGACTTCACTCTGGGCGAAGGCATGGAAATGGATGCCGAGGTGCTTGGCCAGTTCCAGACCATCGCCAAGGGCTTGAACCTGACCCAGGAACAGGCTCAGGGGCTGATCGACCTGCAGGCCAACCTGGAAGGCAAGCGCGCCGAACAGCTGCAGAACGCAATGATCCAGCAGCGCCAGGGCTGGGCCGATGCGGTGAAGAACGACCCGGAGATCGGCGGCGCCAACTACGACGCCACGGTCGCCAGTGCAGTGAAAACCATGCAGGCGTTCGGCTCGCCCGAGCTGAAACAACTGCTCAACGACTCCGGTCTGGGCAATCACCCGGCGTTGGTGAGGTTCTGCCAGCGCATCGGCAACGCCATTTCCGACGACAAGTTCGTCTTGCCTGGCAGCCAGACCACCAACAGCAACCAGCGTCCCGCCGACGTCCTGTTCGGCGATGTTTTCAACAAGTGAGGAAATGAATCATGGCCGTACTGAGCACCACCAACCCGACGCTGGCGGATCTCGCTAAGCGCAAAGACCCGGACGGGAAGATCGCCAAGATCATCGAAATCCTGAACGGCACCAACGAAATCCTGGATGACATGCCATGGATCGCTGCGAACGATGGCACCGGTCACAAGACCACTGTCCGCTCCGGCCTGCCGCAGGGTACCTGGCGCAAGCTGAACTACGGCGTACAGCCCGAGAAGTCGACCACCGTGCAGGTGCGTGACGGTACCGGCATGCTGGAAAGCTATGCGCAGGTCGACAAATCCCTGGCTGATCTGGCCAAGGACAAGGAAGGCTTCATGCTCTCCGAGCACAAGGCTTTCATTGAGGGCATGTCCCAGAACATGGCCACCCAGATCATCTACGGTGACGCATCGGTGAACCCGGAGCGGATCACCGGTCTGGCGCCGCGCTTCAACAGCAAGAGCGCGGAGAACGGCCAGAACATTCTGGACGCCGGCGGCACCGGTTCGAACAACACCTCCGTCTGGATCGTCTGCTGGGACGAAAGCACCGTTCACGGTATCTATCCGGACGGCTCCATTGGCGGCCTGAACGTCGGCGCAACCAAGCAGGAAACCCTGCAGGACGGCAACGGCGGCATGTATGAGGGCTACCGCACCCACTACAAGTGGGACAGCGGTCTGACCGTGCGCGACTGGCGCTACGTGGTGCGCATCGCAAACGTCGATGTGACTGCGTTGACCAAGAACGCATCGGCTGGCGCCGACCTGATCGACCTGCTGGTGCAGGCTGTCGAGCTGCTGCCGAACCAGCGCGCCGGCCGCATTGCGATCTACGGCAACCGCACCATCCGTAGCTTCCTGCGCCGCCAGATCACCAACAAGTCGAACGTGTGGCTGAGCATGCAGGAAGTCGCCGGCAAGAAGGTTCTGGCCTTCGATGACATCCCGTTCCGTCGCGTAGACGCCATCCTCAATACCGAGGCACGCGTGGTGTAAGCCACGCATCACCATTCGGACAATCTTCAGGAGAACATCCCATGTCCATCATCGATCGTTTCCTGCAGGTGTCGGTGAATCAGGCGGTGACCGCTTCGGCGCCATCGACTGACGTCATCGACGCCGGCGCAACCAAGAACGCTGCTATCGGTCGCGATATCGGCGCCGGGACGCAGCTCTACATGGAGTTCACGGTTTCTTCCGCCGCCACTGCTGCTGGCGCTGCAACCGTGACCTTCAGCGTTCAGGACTCGGCTGACAACTCGACGTTCGCTGACGTGATCGTTTCCGCGCCGATCTCGTTGGCCAACCTGACCGCCGGCCGTTCGTACTACCTCCCGCTGCCTCCGGGTCTGCGTCGCTACATCCGCGGCAACTACACCGTGGCTACTGGCCCGCTGACTGGTGGCACCTTCAACGCACAGGTTCTGGATGGCGCGAACTTCCAGCGTGCCTACCCCGACCTGCTGTAAGGAGCCGCCATGAAGATTGCAGGCAGCATTCATGTGGTCGCCACCAAGCCGGGCTTCTACGGAAGCCTTCGCGACGTGGGCGACAAGTTCTACATCAAAACCGAGGAAGAACTCGGCAACTGGATGGAGCGGCTCGACGCTGACGAATCCAGCGAAACCGAGCCGCCTCGTCCCGCGTATCGCGCGTACCACCGTGGCGGTGGCCGCTGGGGTATCGAGGACGCCAACGACCAGCCGTTCGGCGATTTCCTGGGCAGCAAGGAAGAAGCCCATGCCGAGGCTGATCGCTTGAATGCAGGCGGCACCAACAGCCCCGCACAGGAAAACCCGGATCTGCCGGACGCCTGATCACCGCAACACCATTGGGCCCTTCGGGGCCCTTTCTTTTTCAGGACTCCCGAATGGCCAGCGATATCGAAATTTGCAACCTGGCGCTCACACGTATCGGCGTCACTCAGCCCATTGCGTCGTTCACTGAGCGCAGCAAGAGCGCGGAACTGTGCGCCGTGCTGTTTTCCTCAATGCGCGATCAGGTGCTGCGCGACTTCGACTGGCCGTTCGCGGAATCCGCTATTGCTCTGGCCGACATAGGCACCCCGGCCAATGGCTGGCTGTACCGCTATCGGTACCCGGCCAACTGCCTCAAGGTTCGTGAGA